TTGGAAGCCAACCCTGTTCAAGACATGGTGGACACAGGCAAAAAAATCTTGGCGGATAGGTTGGGGGATTTTTGCACTAAGTTACTATCCCAATTCGGGTCTGAGAGATTTCGGCGAGTCTCTGAAAACCAAATCATGGCAAAGTGTCCAATGTCACAGAACGGACTTACCCTCGAAGTAGTGAGGAAGTAACGCACAAACCCTTCCCACATACGCCCTATAGCCACTCTCAACTCAAGCATTTCCCCCCTTTCTGCCGTAAAACTGGTCATGGCCAGTGACGGCGACAATCCGAACGTCAATATGTTCCCGCTGGAGTCGGCGGAGAACAGCATCAATGAGACTATGCGCAACCTCTTGAGCATCGAACCGACCGACGATACCCAGGCCGAACTCAAGAATATGTGCATCGCCGACCTCAAGGAATTTCAGGATGGGAACCTGTTCGCCTTGCGGAGGGCGATTGAATGAGTGGGCGCCGGGCGAGCAAATACGGGACGCACATCGAGCCGAACCTCGATGTGATCATGGGCTGGATGCGCAGCGGCATGACGGAGAAGAGCATCGCTAAGAGCCTCGGCGTGGGCGTTTCGACGTGGGAGCATTACAAGGCGACCAAGCCGGAGTTTCGTGAGCATATCCGCAAGGCCCAACAGGACATCGGCGCGCTGGCTGTCAACAACCTACTCAAACGCGCCAACGGGTACGACTACGACGAAATCACAACCGAGATCACAGATGGGAGCAACCAGCGTCAACAGGCACAGACCGGCAACCAGCGTCGCGTGATCAAAAAAGTCACCAAGCACATGCCCCCGGACGTTGGGGCCAACTGCGTGATCCTCTTCAATCGCATGGCCAAATACTGGCAGAACACTCAGCACATTCAACACAGCGGCGAGATCAAGGGATCGGGCGTCCTATGCACAGCGCCGCCGATGGACAAGGAAGCATGGCTACAGTTTTACAAAGACCGAGTCGCCAACGGCAACGGCGAGGCGAAAGAGCAGACGGACCCAGCGTAGTCTGGGCGCCCCAGCCCGGCAGCCAGCAGGCGTTTGGGGCCTGTCCGATTTTCGAGTGCCTCTACGAGGGGACACGCGGGCCCGGCAAGAGCGATGCTCTGCTGATGGACTTCGCGCAGTTTGTTGGGAGAGATTACGGGGAGGATTGGAAGGGTATTATATTCCGCAGGCAATATCCCGACTTGGAAGAATTGATTGTCAAATCGAAGAAATGGTTTAGGCGTATTTTTCCAGGGGCAGAGTACAACAAAGGAGACCACCGCTGGGTATGGCCGGACGGCGAAATGCTGTTGTTCCGCTACGGCAAGAACATGGACGACTACTGGAATTACCACGGTCACGAATATCCCTGGATCGGCTTTGATGAGTTGACGCTATGGCCCAATGACGAATTCTATATTGCGATGCGAACGGTCTGTCGGTCCACGAATCCCAATATTCCGCGTCACTTTCGGGCGACATGCAATCCATACGGAACTGGCCACAACTGGGTAAAGATGCGATTCATCGACCCAGCGCCGCGGGGAATAGTTGTGCGGGACGATGAGGGCATCGAACGGGTTGCGGTTCACGGGTCTATCTCGGAGAATCTGATTGTCCTGCAGAACGATCCGGCCTATGTCAAGATGCTCAAATCACAAACTGGCGTCCGCCGCAAGGCATGGCTCGAAGGCGACTGGAACATCGTTGCTGGCGGCATGTTCGATGACGTGTGGGACCCCGATGTTCACGTGGTGCAACCCTTCGAGATCCCGGAAACTTGGTATATCGACCGCTCTTTCGACTGGGGCAGCTCGAAGCCCTATGCCGTCGGCTTCTGGGCCGAGTCGGACGGCAGCGATGTGAGATTGCCGGGCGGCACCATACGCAGCACGCAGCGCGGCGATCTGTTCCGCATCGCTGAGTTGTACGGCTGGACGGGCAAGCCGGACGAAGGGACAAAAGAGTTGGCCGTCGAGGTGGCGCGAAAGATCGTCAATTTCGAGAAGGTGCTGGGCCGGCGCATTCACCCGGGCTCGGCCGATTCCTCGATCTTCTCTACGCAAAACGGCATGTGCATTGCCGAGGACATGGCGAAGCTCGGCGTTCGATGGAACCCCTCCGACAAGAAAGCCGGCAGCCGCACAAACGGATGGGAACTCATGCGCAAGCGATTCAAGAACTGCGTTGTCGGGGAAGGGCCGGGCCTCTATGTGTTCGATACCTGCCGGCAATTCATCCGAACGGTGCCGGCGCTTCCGCGTGACAGCCGCAACACGGACGACGTAGATACAGAGACCGAGGACCATGTTGCGGACGAAACGCGCTACCGCGTACTGACAAAACGCTACACGTTGAATGTACGACAAGCAGGTTAAATAGAAAGACTACCACGAAGATGAAAACAAATGGCGGACTGAAATGGACCTTGGGCATTATTGCGGTCATCGGTTTGTTGCTGACACTGGCCGCTACGGTGTGGAACGCATCCCAGATTGCTGGCGCGGTCGAAGCAAACTGCAAAGACGACGCCAAATACCACCTTATGGCCGAGACCAATAAAGATGCGATTATCGGTATGAACAAAGATATTGAAAGTATTCAGAGGGACATCGCTACGCAGACCATCATCCAGCAGAAGATCCTGACGAGTCAGGAAGCGATGCTCAAAGTGATCCGGCAATAAGGTTTTCAGGGAGCCGCTATGGGCTGCAAGAAAGTCGAACGAACATCCGCCTTAGAGCAGGCGCAACGCCGGCAGGATGTCCAGGACGTGATCGTGAGTGACATCGAAGAGGCGCGTCTGAGCGTATTGGTCCGCGAGGGCGTCATCGTGGAGGCGCGAACCCAACAAGAGATCGAAAGTGCAAAGGTGTAAAAGACAATGGCAAACACACAAGAAGCAAAAGTGGATACACCGTGCGGGGCCTATAATGCGATGAGGTGTCAATGGAGCTTGATTGATGATCTGCTGGCCGGTTCCGAAGCCATGCGAGCCAGGGCGGCGACCTATCTGCCCAAGTTTCCGAAAGAGGACATCAACCACTACCAAATTCGCGTGACCAATTCCAGTCTGTTCGGCGCCTACTCCGATACGTTCAAGTCCATTTGCAGCAAGCCGTTCAGCAGGCCGGTAACAATCCAGGGAGAACTGACCGAGCCGCTGGATAGCATTGCCGACGACGTGGACGGGCAGGGCAATGCGTTGGGCGCGTTGGCAAAAGACTGCTTTGCGGACTTGGTCAATCGCGGCGTGACACACGTACTCATCGACTATCCCATTACTGTCAGCGAGGACGGCAGTAAGCCCAATTTGCAGCAAGAGAGAACGGCGGGCTACCGGCCACGGCTGATTCACGTCAGGCCCGACCAGCTCATCGGCTGGCGGACGCAAGAGGACGCCTCGGGCAAGCCCGTGCTGACACAAATACGAATCGCTGAGACCAAAACCGAACCCGATGGGGAATGGGGCGAAAAGCAAGTCCACTACGTGCGGGTCATCGAGCCCGAACAATGGAGGCTTTATTCCAAACAGGGCGACGACAAGGAGTACGTCGTCGTGAAAGACGGGAAGAACAGCTTGGGCAAAGTGCCCCTGGTAACGGCCTACAGCAATCAGACCGGATTCTTGACCGGCGAGCCGCCGCTCAAAGAGCTGGCCGAACGCAACCGCAAACACTTTCAGAGCGAGAGCGACCAAACTAATTGCCTGCACGTCGCGCGGACGGCGACGTTGTTCGTCAAAGGCTTCGATGAAGAGCAGACCAAGGGCATTGCCTTGGGTCCGAATCAACTTATTTCTACGCTGAATCCCAACGCGGACGTGAAATTTGTTGAGCATAGCGGGGCTGCGATTGAAGCCGGCGCCAAGGATCTCGCCGATCTGAAAGAAGAGATGGTTATGCTGGGGCTGCAACCATTTACCCGTGTGACGGGGACACAGACGGCGACCGGCCAGAGCATTGACGAGTCCCGGGCCAATTCCGATATCCAAGCCTGGGTCATAACGCTTGAGGGTCTGCTGTACCGGGCCTACAAGCTGGCAGCGGAGTGGGTCAAGGTCGAATTGCCCGAGGACTTCAAGGCGGATGTGTTCAATGACTTTGCACTCTGGCTGCGAGCAGCGGAGGACATTGCCAACCTCATCAAAATGCGGCAGGCCAGCGACTTGTCACGTCTGACGTTCCTGCGCGAGGTCAAGCGGCGAGGGATACTCTCAGAGACGGTCAATGTCGAGACTGAGATTAGTGATATCGAGGCCGAAGGGCCGGCATTGGGCATGGTGGGAGTTGGCACAGAACTGGAGGACTAAATGCCCATCGGCGCTGACAAACTGAGCGAGCTTCCGCAGACCGTCAATGAGATGGTCGCCGACCGAGCGATTCGTCACGCCCTGTATCTGGAGCGGTACAAGACGCAGTTGGTCGAGCAGGTCATGGCCCAATTCAACAGGGAAATGCAGCCCGAGCTGCTGGCCAAGATCGAGAGCAGTTTGCAGCGCGTCGCCGGAACGTCTAAGCAACTCCAGACGCTGTTCAAACACAATGGCGAGCTCATACGCGAACACTACAAGGCAATGGAAGCCAAACTCTACGAGCAGCTCCGCGACTTCACCAACGTCGAATCGTCGTGGCTCATCAAGACCCTGGAGCAGGTCAGTCCGATAGCGTGGGACTTCGTAGCGCCGAGCAGTGCCATACTCAAATCCCTCATCACGCAGCAGCCGATGGAAGGCGCGCTCGTCAAGGAATGGTTTGGCAAGCTCTCGAAGGACACCGCGTTTGCGATTAACCGGCAGATTCAGATGGGTATGATTGAAGGCGAGGGGATTGAGAAAATTGTGCGGCGGATCAAGGGGACGCGGGCGGCTCAATACTCGGACGGCATTCTCAACGCGAGCCGGCACAGTCTCCGCGCCGTGGTGCGGACGAGCGTGAGCAACGTGGCGCACCTGGCCCGCGAGGAAACCTACAAGGCCAACGACGACGTCGTCAAGGGCGTGCAGATTCAGGCCACGCTGGACACGCGGACCTGCCCCCGTTGTATGAATTGGGACGGAGAAACTTATGAGATAGGCGAAGGCCCGAGGCCCCCCGCGCATTATTCGTGCTTACCTGGTGACAGCTTTGTATTGTCCCGTCAGAGGGTCATGGCTGTTAGTAAAAGGTGGTTCGATGGAGAAATAATCATCCTGCAAAGTGCCTCCCGTCGAAAACTCTCCTGCACCCCAAATCACCCGATATTGACAGACGGCGGGTGGGTTCCTGCAAATCTCTTGAATGTAGGTACCTACATAGTCTGCGACGGCGGGCGTGAGTGGAAACCTCTTGCCAACATGGATGGCAAGGATGTTCCAACCAGAATTGAGGATATATCGAAATCGTTTTTGAACTCTGTCGAGATGCAGACCAGTCCAGTGCCAGTTTCCCCCGAAGATTTCCACGGCGACGGGGTAGGCAGCAAGGTCGCAATTATAGCGTCCAATCGCTTTCTGAGAAATGGTTGGGATGCCTCTCGCAATCAGCATTGTGGCCATAGTGATTTCGTAGTCGCTAACAAACTTCCGGGGCTTATTCCGTTCCAGACTGATTGCGATTTTGTGTCTATGCTCCTCCGTATGCGTGCTACCTACGGACGCCTCATGCGCAGCCTTTGTCAGATTTGCAATGACCGATGGAGAAGCCTTATCCATTCTCGCCTGTTGTTGGTCACTCCGATTTCGCAATCTAATACCTCGTTTTTTGAGAATCCTGAGAATTGGCTGCCGCGAGCATCTGAACTTGTCTGCAATCCCCTGAGCACCGATTCCCTTGCGGTAAAGATTTACGACCTCATATTCGGGCAGCAAGGTCATTCGGGACTCGGGTGGACGAAAAGAGACATTGGACTGGCTCAAAATCCGAGAAATGACTTTATCGGTCACGTCATGCGTTTGTGCGATAGTCTTTATCGCTTTGCCTGCAAGATACGATTGGCAGATTTCATCATCAGGCAGATATCGCTTGTTGCCCCTGATGCTGACGCCATTCCGTTTAAGGGCGGTCGTAATAGTCTGCACGGAGACCTTGTATCGGCCGCCGATATTTTGGGCGGAAAGACCGGACCTGTATTTTTTGATGATATTGTCGATGTCAGACGGACTAAGTTTAGTGGCCATGTTTATAACCTCGAAACTCAAAATGGGTTCTATTCAGCTCAAGGTATTATAACACATAACTGCCGCTGCACAAGTGTTCCTGTCTTAAAATCCTGGAAGGAGTTGGGCATCGACGCCAAAGAGGCACCGGCCAGCACGCGGGCGTCGATGAATGGACAGGTCGCCGATACGACGACGTACCCGGAATGGCTCAAAAAGCAAACGGCAGAGGTGCAGGACGATGCGCTGGGCGTGTCTCGCGGCAGGATGTTCCGCTCCGGTCAACTCAAGTTAAATGACTTCATCGACCGATTGAATAAGCCGTTGACGCTCAAGGAGCTTGAAAGAATGGTTGGTTGAGAAAAAACGATGAATCGGAAATAACAACTTAAATGTGCGGGTTCCTGCAGCGGCCGGCCAGTCGCCGCAGGACGCAAGAATAGATTGACGGCAGTTAGGTGCCTAACCACCTTGCTGCCGTTTTTTTATTGCCCGCACGAAGTGAATCAAGCGGGCGCGTGACCCGCGGTAGATACAGTAATCAGGGCGTGATGCCCGATGAGCGTGAGGCTCATTAAAAGGCGTGAAGCCGAGGAGTTTTGTGTTATGGCACTGAAAGCAATCCTGGACAATCTGGACGGGTTGGCGGCGGATATCGCCAAGGAATACAAGAAGCGCGACGATGATAAGTACGTCCTGGACGTGACGTCCGTGGATGGACTGGAACTGGCCGAAGTGACGAAGTTGCAATCCGCTCTATCGAAGGAGCGCGAAAACAACCGCAAGTCAGCAGACCAGCTCAAGGCGTTCGACAATCTCGATCCGGCCAAGGCGCGTGAGGCGCTCAAGAAGGTCGAAGAGATGGCGACGTGGACGCCCGAGCAAAAGGTCAAAGAGCAAATCGAAGCCGTGAAGGCTTCCATCATCGAAGCTCACGGCAAGGAAAAAGCCAAACTGGAAGAAAAGCTGACCAAATTAACGAAGTCGCTGGAGGAAGCGATGATTGTCTCGGTGGCGTCACAGTCGCTCGCCGAGCAGAAGGGCTCGGTAAGATTGCTCATGCCGCACATCCGGCAACAAACCCGTCTCCGTGAAGCCGATGGAAAATTCCTGGTCGAAGTACTCGGGGTTGACGGGAATCCCAGACTCATGGGTTCGGACGGACACCCGATGAGCATCGGGGAGTTGGTGGCCGAGATGAAAACACAAAGCGATTTTGCTTCGGCCTTTGAAGGTACTGGCGCGACGGGAAGTGGCGCTGTGGGATCAAGTACGCCAAAGGGCCGAGTCTCCTTTGATGAACTCGGAAAACTTTCTCCCGCTGAACGACTCAAGAAAGCGCGAGAATTGGGAATCAAATCGTAGAAGAACAATCTTGAAAGGATATTTTTATGAGTTTGACACTGATCGAAGCTTCAAAACTTATGCTGAGTCGAGGAGAGGTGCAGCGTTCGGCCGTAGTCGAAACGTATGCCATGGCCTCGGATATTCTGAGGGTTCTGTCCTTCAGAGATATCCCCGGCAACGCTTATGCGTACAATCAGGAAAAGACCTTGCCCGGTATCGGTTTCCGGGGAATCAACGCTGGATATACACCCAGCACAGGGATTATCAATCCCCAGGTAGAGCCACTTGTCATTGCTGGCGGTGACCTGTCGGTCGATCCATTCATAATCAAGACAGGTGGCGAAGGAGTACGCGAGCGCCACCAGATTATGAAGATGAAAGCACTGGCTCATGCCTGGACGCTGGCTTTCATCAAGGGCAGTTCTGTGACCACACCGGCAAGTCTGGACGGTTTGCAGGTTCGTCTGACGGGCGATCAGTTGACCCCAAATGGAACTACCAGTCTCGGGGACGCATTGTCACTGACGAACCTGGACACGCTGATCGACTCGGTCGATGACCCCACGCATTTGATCATGAACAAGAAGATGCGAAGGCGCCTGAGTGTGGCTGCAAGAACGGCTGCGGTCGGCGGAAACATCGTCTGGACAAAAGACGAGTTTGGCCGGCAGATTATGATATACAACGATCTCCCGATTGTTATTGCCGACAAAGACCATACCGGCTCCGATATTCTGGGGTTCGCCGAGGCATCCAACAACGCGACTCCTGGTGCGGTCGCCACTTCGATCTATTGCATTTCGGTCGGGGATGGAATGCTTGAGGGCATTCAAAACGGAAGCATCGATGTTCGCTTCGTAGGCGAGCAGGCCACGACAGTGACCGAGTTGACCCGCGTCGAATGGTACAACGGAATCTGCATCGAACATCCGCGGGCTGCTGCAAGACTGTGGTCCATCTCTGACGCCACTGTTGTGGCGTAAGCGATGAAATTTTGTCACTGAATCTGTTCACAATGCAGGAAATATGAACAACTTTTGAAAGGTGTTTGATATGCTCAGAAATTGGACTAAAGATGACGCCCTGTTGGACGTTAAAGCGTCCGCGGCAGTCGTTGCTTCTGCTGCTGGTACGGTCATCGTTGATTTCGGCGATGGCCTCGTCGAAGGCAATATAATCATCGACGTGACTGTCATCGATGTGGCAACAACCGACGAGCTTTACACGATTATCCTCCAGCTTTCGCCCGACGCCCTGTTTGGAACGGCCGCCAATATCATGGACAGTTACGCCATTACCCTTGGTGCCGCTGCTGCAAGACTGACAGATTGCGACAAGGGGAGTGTGGTGGGTCGATATGTCCTGCCCTTCACAAACGAGGTCTGCGGAACGATCTATCGGTATGGCAGAATTTACACTCTGCTGAACACGACAGGTGAAAGCATTACCTACGCCGCGAGAATGGTCAGAAGGTAGTCTCTGCCGAAGCGAATGAGGACTATGCTTGCCGGTTTATTGCCGGCAAGCATTTACTCTAAACACTAACAATCGAGAGAAAGGTCTGGTATGAGACACAACTACACTTATGAGGGCGATCTTGTACTTAAGGATGCAGGTGCTATTGCAGCATCAGCCGCTGCACAGGTAGCCTCAGTTAACAAAATTCTCGACGTCGGGCTTGCAATAATCGACGCCGAGCTTCTTCTTGATATTGCGAGCATTGACGTTGACGGTTCGGCGGCACAGGGAACTTTGACAGTCGCCGTAAATCCGACAGGCGGCAATTCATCGCAGGGACTGCTCTCGTTTGAGGTCAATCCGGTCGATGCTAACAATGACACCATAACGTTCGGCACAACTGCTTATCGGTTTAAGAGCACTATGGCCCTTGCCGGCGATATCAAGATCGGGGCTACCATCGCCGCTACTCAGGCGAGTCTGCTTGCAACAATCAATGGCACGGGGACGGTGGGCGTGGATTACTTTGCCGCAACCGTTTCCCCGCATCCGCTGGTACGGATGGGGACTTTTGCTTCGGACGATTCGATTGTTACGGCGATTGCCACTGGTACGGCAGGCGATGCTATACAAACAACTGAATCTTTCACTCACGTAGATAATCATTTCGATCAAGGCACGCTTGGCTTAGTTGGTGCCGGGGCCGATGGCGACACAATGACAATCGACACGAAGGTCTATTACTTCGATGTCAATGGTGCGCTCGATAACATCGACGGCCACATCGAGGTCGGCACTCTGGTTGCTGATACTCAGGCCAGCATAGAAGAGGCGATTACCCTTGGCGGGACGCCGGGGACTGGATATGCCGCCCTGATGACCTTGCATCCAACCGTGACGATTGGAGCTTTCGCTTCTGATGACGCCATACTTACAGCCAAGACTCCAGGCGTGGCAAGTGATTTGATTGCGACTACTGAAACATTTGCCGATGGCGGGAACATTTTCGATGCGACTACTCTTGGAGCGGTCAGGGCGGGAGCGGACGGAGACGAGCGGTACGACATCCTCTTGCAGGGTTCTAACTCGGACACTTTCGCAAGCGTCTATACCGACATTTGTGCCGTTGCTGTTGGTGCTGCCGCCGCCATAAACGGTGATATCGTTACCGCAGCCGGCAGAATTTCCATGCCTTTCAGGAACGAATTTATGGGTACGGTGTATCAGTATCTCAGGCTCTATACGAAAGTTGCCGGAACGCATGTGAGCGTTGGAATAAACTATCAGGGCAGGATTGCCAAGGGATAAGCTGAAAGGGAATTTTCATGGCCGATATAAATTTGGAAATGCTTATCGCTCAAAAAAAGGCAGAAACCGAAAAGGCAAGAAAGAAGGCAAAGTCGATTTCTGACGCAATCGACGACAGGGGACAGGTCAAGATTTGGTTAATAGCTGAAAAGCGATGGAAAAAGGTCTGGCCGGTCGATGCTATGGATATCCTCAAAAGCGGCAGTGCAAATTTGGACGGTCCCCCTCCAGAGCGAGAGCCGGAGCCAGAGCCGGAGTCGGAGTCGGAGCCGGAGTCGGAGCCGGAAACCACAGTACCTACGCCAGTCGAAAGCCCTAAAGCAGGAAGGCTGGGCAGAAAGCCCAGGCAAACTGAACAGCAGGAGTAACCCCGGATGGCTCTCATTGTCGAAGATGGAACGGGCAAGACGACGGCCGACAGTTACCTCTCGCTGACGGACGCGGCTACCTATCACACGGCGCACAGCGATCCGGCGTCTTGGACGGCAGCAGCCGATGCGATCAAAGAGAAGGCTCTGCGACTGGCTACGCAGTACGCGGACGCCCGCTATGATGGCCGCTGGCGCGGTTACAAGAACACTTCTACCCAGGCACTTGCGTGGCCGCGATCCTACGCAGTCGATTCCGAAGGCTATGCCATTCTCTCTACGATTGTTCCCAAACCGCTTGAAGATGCGATTGCGGAACTGGCCTTGCGGGTGGTGCAGGGTGACACACTGCTGGCCGACATCGCCAAGCCAGCCGCGATTAGCAGTCAGAGCAGAACGATTGGGCCGATCTCAACGTCAGTCAGTTACGTCGGCGGTATGCCGCCAACAAAGAAGTATGCGCTCATCGAGGCGCTGATGGCGCCGCTGATTCAGAGCAGCAATACCGTCGAGCGCGGGTAGGAATCAAAGAGCATGGAGAGCTTAGCGATGAACCCTGACGATGGCTAAAGAAATCGACTTACTGGCAAGCCTGATTCTGTTTTTTCTATTGGTCTCGTATGTCAACTGGCGATGGCCCAGCAAACGAAAGAAACACAACACTACTGAAAGGAAAGTCAAATGAAAACAGCACTACTGACCCTGGCCCTTGTTTTTTTGCTTTGCAGCACGGCATGGGCCCAAATTGGTGTCACGTACACCGACAAAGTCGTATGGCGGGGCTTCGAGCTGTTCGGCGAGACGGACGCGATGAGTCCTCAGCTCAACTTCAAGGCCGGCCCTGTGGATGTGGCAGCCCGTGGCTGGCTGGCCGGCGATTCAGGCTACAGCGATTTTGAGCGATGGGACGGGCAGGTCAGCTATACGCAGAAGCTCGATCCTCTCGTATTGACCGCGGGGTATGGCTATTACTACTATCCGAACAGCGGCCTTGATTTTCAGGAAATCTGGGGGACGGTCGGCCTGCCTATCGGCCCGGTGACGCCGCGATATAGTCTGGTACGCGCCGACGCCGACGGTCCGGTCGAATCGGCATGGCTGCACGTGGCGGGGGTGGATCTTAAATTGACCGAGCAGGTACGGTGCTTTGCCGAGGCGACGTACAACGAAGGCTTCAATCCGTTCGGCGGGTCGGTGGACTCGGGCTGGTCGCATGTGCTTGCAGGCAGCTCTCTCGATCTCGCCATAGCCGAGAGATTGACTTTGACGCCAGCCGTTTATTATCAGCGCACGCTCGAAGAGGCTGTCAATCCGAAACGCGACCAGGTGTGGTTCAGTGTCGGGCTGGCGTACACGTTCTAAAACATAACTACTGCTCAGTGAATGTTCCAGCGGGCCAGGAAGGATGTGACTTGGCCCGCTGGTTTTATAAGCAAGAAAAGAAACAGGACAAAAGCAATGGCTATTATATGGGAAATTGAAGATGTCAGAGTGTTGGATGTGGCAACAAAAGCCGTATCCGTGACGGCAACCAGGCGTGACAGTGCCATACCTGAAGAGGTCAAGAGTTACACCGTAGCCTATGCTATCGTAGGCACATCAGCACAAAAGCTGGCTGTCCTGGATAACATTTGGGCACAACACCAGGCGGCAATAAGCAAGCAAACAACCATAGATTCCTTTATTGGAATGCTGAAGGTTGACGCTAAGGCTAATCTTGAGGCGCGGGAGGCTTAATTATGCCAGACACAGGATATAACTGGGGCGACTGGACACAATGCGGCGTCGAGGCGGTAGTACTGACGACGGGAGGGACGATTCTCGAAGTCAGCGATGAAATCGACCTTGACGGTAAGGCGGCCTGCGAGGTCTCTGTTGCGGCGACGTATTCCAATCACGCCAAAGCGACTGGCGGTCTGGAGGTCGGTATTCTCCGAGACAGCAATGGTACTTGGCAGGCACAAGCGGACATTGGTAGTGGCTGGGAAATGATATTTACCCAAGCTGCCACGCGGCTCGATGTCTGGTCGGTTGACCCTCAGCAAATCGGAAAGTTCAAGGTCATGCACGACTGGAATAACACGACGGCCAGTAGCACTGTGACCATTACGACCCGATACCGCACAGCGACGGTTCCAGTAGCAAGCTAACATGGCAGATGTGACCTTAACTTTGTACGGGGCGACGGGAGTGAGCACCGTCACGCCGCGTTTCGATTTCACGAGCGGCACGGTCAAGGTCTATGTGGAGGAAGGCTACGTCAAAGACCTGACCAGCGGTGTCGAGGATAGTATAGCCTTAGCCGTTGGCGAAAAGCTGGAGTATGTCTGCTCTAACTGGGATGCAATTACCCGGATTGACATCAATTCGGATAAAGTTTCCGGCGACATCTCCGGCTGGGTCCTGCCGGCCACTCTGGTGACTTTCTATGTGTACAACACCGGCGTCTCCGGCGACATCTCCGGCTGGGTCCTGCCGGCCACTCTGGTGAATTTCTATGTGAACAGCACATCAGTTTCCGGCGACATCTCCGGCTGGGTCCTGCCGGCCACTCTGGTGACTTTCTATGTGAACAGCACATCAGTTTCCGGCGACATCTCCGGCTGGGTCCTGCCGGCCACTCTGATGTATTTCTCTGTTTCCACCACCGGCGTCTCCGGCGACATCTCCGGCTGGGTCCTGCCGGCCACCCTGGTGACTTTCTATGTTTCCACCACCGGCGTCTCCGGCGACATCTCCGGCTGGGTCCTGCC